AATCCTCGTGAGATGTTGGTTGAGATGTCATTTGATCTTATTCATATGTCTGGCTACTATGATGATCCGAAGGATAACATTAGAACGCTAACTAATATGGAAAGTGCAGCTATCAACTACGTAGATGAGTACTTACCATTGATGGAGAACTGGCATGTCTACGTTGAGGACAAGGGAAATCCCGAGAGCACAGTTGGTATTGAACTCGCCACAGATGCGATACTTAACTTTAGTGACGGTACAATCATTAGATATATCGGTACCGCAGATGCGGTGCTTCAGTCATTACTCGATAGAGATACCGAGCGTAACTTATATGTTGGCGAGAACAAGACAGCTTCTCGTCTCGACGATAGCTGGCGAATGGCATTTGAAATGTCCCATCAAGTTACGGGTTATAATGCAATCATATCTGCGAGGATCAGACAGCCAGTCTATAAGAGTAAGATCTTCGGTCTACGTCTACAGCCCGGACAACAAGACACTTACGAGAGCTTCGAGCCTCAAGTGAGGACATCGGAGATGATACAAGTATGGGCTAGATGGGTGTATGAAGGCGTGAAGTTGTACGATAGATATGGTGATGACTTTGAGAAGGCGCAGAGATTAACGCACAGTTGTAACAGGTACTTCAGACCTTGCGCTCTATTGACATTCTGCGCGGATACACCAGATGGTAGGATCAGTCAGATAGCGGATATGATAGAAGGAGATATGTCACCGAGTGAACAGGCTATAGCTTTAGGATTGGGGGTATGATGTGGGTAAATCGTGGACTATCAATATGGATACCAATCCCATGAAGCCTATAACGAGAAAGAATATAGGCAAGAACTGGGAGAAGGGATCGAAGGATAAATACGAACCACATATCGGTAAGAAGCAAAGAAAGAAAGCGGAGAAGAGAAATGCTAACAAAGACATCACGCCGCGAAGCGGCCAAGAAAGATAGCAACGTTGACAGCGAGAATGCTAGTACTAGCTTGATGATTGGTGGCTTACCAGTAACCGATGCTTCCAATACTCCGACGCGATTGGCATTGCTCTTATGGGGCGAAAGCTCTGTAGGCAAAACCACCTATGCCGCTACCGCTCCCGGTAAGAAGCTCTGGCTCAACCTCGATCCAGAAGGTAAGAATAGTGTCATTCACAGACCCGATGTTATGGTAGTCGATCTGGATGGATTATCAATAGATGACCTCTTTAATAAACTCCAGAACGACAATCCTCTCAACCTCGATAACTTTCTATCCGAGCATCCTGAGATCGAGACTGTCGTTCTTGATAGCGCAACGGCCTTATCATTCCGCGCTCTCCAGAAGACTGTTCGTGATCAGGTTGGTGCGAGTAAAGGGTTCAACCCAACTATTGAAGCGCCAGGTATATCCGCTTATGGCGGAAGGAACAGCGTCGTTCTTGCATGTCTCACAGGATTACTCAAAGTTACCGACAGACACAATTGCCATTGTATCATCACGACACATGAGGATGACCCGAAGATTGATCAGAAAACCAGTGAGGTTATATCTTATTCGATGGTCCTCGGCGGCAAACTGGTCAACAACTTTACGTGGAGGCTGTCAGAGATATGGCATATGTCGCTTGGTTTTGATGACAAGAGGAGAGTATCTGTCTGGCAGACTGATAAGAGAAAACCGATGAAGAGTAGAATGTTTCAACGTGGAACTGGTAAACAATTCCTTCTGCCGTATGATCCTGATCTTCCAGATGAAGGTCAGCCGTATACTATAGCGGACATATACGACAGATGGATGAAGGGAGGCAGGAAGATGATACCTGTCCCCGATAGCGCGAAGACTGTTAAGAAGTTAAAGTAGGTAGGTCTATCTTTAACTTAAAGATGGTCTTCGATCCCTGCGCCGAAGGCGCTAACGGTAGCCCAAGAGCTATCAGAAGTAAGGACTTAATAAACATGGCTAGGAAACCTGTAGCTCCAGTCGAAGAAGACATCCCGGAGGATACGGATACTGATGATGGCTCCGTAGATATCATTGAGATCGAAGGCTCTCTCGACGAGATCGAGAAGCCTCAAGATATCAAGGCCGGTCGCTATCTAGCTGAGATCACTAACGTGGAGATCCGACAGGGACCAAAGGCTCGCTATTATGCGGTCACTTTCGTCATCCCGCCAGAGGAGTTCCCCTCTGATCAGGCTGAAGCTCTTGAAGAGAGCAATCCTGATGGTATCCAGATCTACTGGAACCGCGTGATGGTTCCACGATCTGGTAGTGATCAGCGTTCACTGTTTCGTGTGAAGCAGTGGATGGCTACTATCGGCCTTGATACTGCCACTAACCGTATTGATCCGTCTGAATGGATGGGTCAACAGGCTATGTTAGTGGTTCAACATGGTACGTGGCAGGGTGAAAAGCGCCCTGAGATCAAGCGCGTTGAGAAGGCTGATCGGTAAGTAGTGTAACGCCCATCCTCCGCGCGAAGCGCCAAGAGCGGTAGCCCAGAGGATGGGCAACTTCAGGAGAATAGGTATGGTCAACATCCCCGCTGTAACCATCGATCTCGAGAACTATCCCCCAACAGGACCGGCTGGTCTGACAATGCGCTTGAGAACTGTAGATAGAGAGATGGTATCTCAAGCTGCACAACGCCTTGGCTTAAGACAAGCTGACTTCATTAGGATGTGTGTAGTTAATAGCGCGAGGGAGGTGAATAGGATGGCTAAAGTGTTTGAAGAGGTGTGAGATCTTTAAGTTAAAGATGTGCAGAGACAAAGGTAAGGGCTGTTTTCGGGGCTATCATCCGCGCGCCTTCGGCGCGGGAAAGGGTAAAGATGACAGTAGTTAAAGAAGTAATCATCAAAGAGATCGAACTATCCGATGAACAAGCTGATGCCGTACAGCAATGCTGTGACTTCGCCAAGCGTGTATTTGCTGTTACAGGTTTAGCTGGAACTGGTAAGACAACCATACTAAAGCAGGTACACAATGAGCTTAAAGCGCAGAGCTTGGCGAATAGTATTGTACTATGCGCTCCGACTGGACGTGCTGCCAAGAGAATACAGGAGGCGACTGGCATATCTGCTATTACGATACATCGCCTACTCGAATTTCCCAAACCCTCCGATGATGACGTCGAGATTGTTGGCGTTGGAAGCTCTTATGCGCCAAGAAGGAATAGATCCAGACCACTCACTCAGCGTGTTGTACTTGTTGATGAAGCCTCGATGATCGGACCAGTACTAGATGGTCAACTACGAGATGCTCTTCGTAGAGATGGTATCATACGATACTTCGGTGATAGCTCTCAGTTACCGCCAGTAGAGGAAGGTAGTCCTCCGTTCCGCGCTCTATGCTTAAGTGATCACAGTATCACGCTGAGTAAGAACTATCGATCCGATGATGAGATCATTGGTAATAGTCTACTGATCCTTAGAGGTCGTATGCCCAAGAGGAACAATAGATTTGAAATCATCTACACTGAAGAACCTATTCAAGCCATGCTATCCTACTGTGATGAACGCTTCACACAAGCGAACAATCAAGTGATCATGACTATGCGTAAGGGTTCTTATGGTACTGTTCGTGCCAACCCATCACTACAGATCAAGTTCAATCCTCGAGGTGAGTTCTTACAACTCGACCGCCTTATGGATAAAGAACCTAAGCTCACGATAAAGCAGGCTGATAAGTTCCTATGGGTAAAGAACGACTACAACTTTGATCTCTATAATGGAGAGATAGGGACAATAGATGACATCGATACCGAAAGCGGTGATGTTACTATTGGTCTTGTTGATCGTGGTCATATCCTCATCCCCCCTAGGTCTAAGGCTCATGGGCCATATGGACCGTACCATTATGATCCGAGAAAGCAGATTGATCTAGGTTATGCCATCACTACTCATAAGGCACAGGGCAGTGAGTTCGATACAGTGGTGTATGTCATGTCGTCAAAGGGACAAGGAGGCTTATGGATGTGTAGTCGCAATAACTTCTACACTGGTGTTACGCGAGCTAGGAAGAATGTGGTGGTGATCACTGACCGTAAGGCTATGTCCACGTCTCTGTGGAAGGTTGTCTAAGTCCAACACACCCCGTGGTAATTCCGCAAGCGTAAGTGGAGACTTACATATGAAAACGTTTCGAGTATACCGTACAAACGTACCTGATACAACACATAACGCCGATCAGAAGAATGCTCCTGATGAAGTACAGTTTGAAGGAGTAGAGTTCTCTGATGGGCGTGTAGCAGTGAGATGGTTAACAGCGAAGCGAAGTGTATCCATCTGGGACTGCATGGATGATCTTCTCGCCATTCATGGTCATCCTGAATATGGTTCTAGGATCGAATGGGATTAATCTTTAACTTAAAGATGCGGAGATTAAGATGCGGTTCGTGGTCTTTAATGGTCCCCCATATAGTGGCAAGTCTACATGTGCAGTTATGTTAGTGGAGTTTCTCCGTAACAAGATGCTACGTACAAACTCCGATAGCTTCACTACTCCGATGAAGCACTATGTAGCTACCTTATTCGCTGAACAGTATCATAAGATGCATAAAGATATCCCTATCGCCGAGCTAGGTGGTAGTTCTATCCGACAACTACTGATATCCATGAGCGAAGATTGGATGAAGGTGCGCTATGGCGAAGATATATTTGGACGAATGCTGTACTATCGTAGCCTCCGCACTGGTAACGGCGCAACCGCAAACCCCGATTTCATCGTTGTGGACGATAATGGATTTTATCCTGAGTTTGACGCTCTGGGTGAGCCTGATAATCGTCTTCTGGTCAGGGTTACGCGACCCGGCAAAGACTTCTCAGGGGACAGTAGAGGTTATCTCGATAAGCCTAATTTTCATATCCCTAATGATAGCAACTTGGAAGCTCTTAGAGGAAATGTATACGCTCTGAGTAACACACTAGTCTTGATACATAGAGGGGAGCTAAAGATCTAATGCTCAACAAGAAACAAACAGATCGCGAGAGGTATATCCATGAATTTTCTGCCCTATGCGAGCAATCCTATCTCCACATTGACGTCCTCTCCGAAGGGCCGTTGTCCTCTGAGGTCGTTATCATCGGCGAGGGTCCCGGTCAGACCGAGGTTAAGAAGAATGCTCCCTTTACTGGTGGCGCTGGCCGCCTTCTGTGGGATAGCTTACG